CATTTCCCACCAGAGTGCGCCACGGTCGCCAGCCAGACCGCTCCTGCGCCCTGCATCGCTATAGTCCTGGCAGGGGAACCCTCCGCAAATAACGTCAATTGATTTTGCGCTTTTAACATCTCTTACATCCTCATAACAATGCGTGTCCGGCCAGTGCTGTTTTAAAACCGCTCTGGCATCGTCGTCTATCTCTGATTGCCATAAAACCTTCATTCCGGCACGCTCTAATCCAAGTTCAAGACCGCCAATGCCGGAAAACAGGCTACCGATCGTCAGGCTGCTCACAGCTCTGCTATATTGGCTGCGTAACCAGCAATGTCGATCAAACTGTCTTGGTGCCCCGGCGTGTTTGCCAAACGGGAAATTTTCTGGCAGATGTTAAACACGCAAACATCTTGTGCGTCCAGCGTGCAAGCTTGCCATATAAAGTCGCCCGCCTCGTCAATTGTCGGGGCGGTCATATGTGAACCGTAGCGCCGTTTAAGGTAGGCGCTAAACAGGTCGGCTGTTGCCCCGTGGTTCTGAGCTGGGCTTCCGTAAGCATCGCGCCTGTTCTGGCTGACCAACACTTTGGCTTCATCTAAGATGTCCTTCATTCGGTTTTATCCGAAAGAACCTCATAGTCAGCCTCTTCTATTTCATTTTCTTTTGTTCCCTTTTCCATCGCTCGAGACTCAACCTCTTTAAGCCCGGTTAAAAAAATTGCGCTAATGTCCCCGTTTACAGCCAACGCGGTAGTTTCGTTCTTCCCGTACGCAACACGATTTAAACGCTCTGCCATCCATCTCCTGTGCTCAACGCGCAGTCTTGCTGCCGGAATTGAACCGTCATCAGCTACATCTACGATCATTAAGCCCTCTTCAACCAAGTCAGACGCAATCATTTCCTTTACGCCCTGCCAGCGATCCCACCTACCACCAGTCTTGTCTGCTTTGAGCCACTCGTAAAACACCCGGTTAGACATCTTGCCGACACTTTCGGGCATATTTTTTAACATATTCCTTACAGATCGGTACTTCATGTACAGCTCAAATACTTCTGCCTCTCCGTAGGCATCCAACCGTTTGTGCGCGGCTCGCGTCAGCTTTTTCGACATCGTCTATCCTTTTAAACCCAAGAGTTAATAACTGAATCAAGTAAACGTGACAGCTCTTGTTCTGGCACGCGCTCGCCGTTGCCCCGAAACCGTAAAGGGTCATCTTCCGGTAACCCAAGCGAGTCCTCGTTCTGCATCTCTGCGTACTGCTCATCTAACCACCAAAAAGCAAGGTCGTCCCTCGCGCTCTGAATGTCACTGCGCCAGGCATTAGCTTTGTCTGTAATGTCTTCAAGAGGTAGTAGGGCGACAGCCATAAGGACTCGGTCAGCCTTCTTAAAATACGCCCTGCTCATGTAGGCCACATACCTTCCTCTTGTCGGGACGCCTCATGCACGGTCAAAGTGCGGTAATCCCAAAGAATAGGTATATCCAGAGTAGGCCCGTGACGGTTTTTCGCGCAGCACAACCATGTCCGGGCAATATTGTCCGTTCGCTCGTAACGGCTGTGATCCAGTAACAAAGTCAAATCGCTACTAGCCTCCAAGATCATACCTCCAAACAGCCCTTGGCTCCGAGGCGTGCTGTCGTAGTTGCTTGAAGTGCTCCTGTTAAACTGCGACAAACACACGATCGTGCATTGGTGCTCCACACCCCACGCTCTCAGCTCGGTCACGATTTTTTGCGTGGCCCGGTATATCTGATCTTCATCGCCCGTGTTCACTAGTTGCAAGTAGTCCAGAATAAAGTACCTGCATCCATCGGCATAACAGGCTTTGCAATAGTCAACGACTGACTGCCAAGTGCTCAACAGATTTGTAGGCACCCACAAGGGTGGTGCGCCCTCCATCCCGGCAACGGCCTCAACCCAATCATCCTGTTGAAAGTGGCCTCTCTCAAGTCGGGCAATTCGTGTATGCGTGTGCAGCGCGTATAACCGTGTGGCAAGCTGCTGTGGCGACATCTCGAGCGAGATGTACCCAACGCTAGTCCCGTGGTTTAACGCCGCGCTCGCAATGTTCAATGCTAGAGCCGACTTTCCGTGCCCAGGGTTGCCAGCAATCGTTATAAACCATCCCGGCGCAAATCCACCGCCGCCACCGTCATCCCGACAAATGCGATTTAATGTGGGTATCCCCGTGGGGATGCTGACGATTTCTTCTTGTTGTTTCTGTGCGTACTGGTCTAGAAAATCCAGACTGAGAATGTCTTGTTTCATGTCGCTACTCTGCCCAAGCGGGCAAGCCGATCTTATGTATCTGAGTAGAGAGATTCCCGTCTACATAAGCGGGCCAATGATTATGGAAATAACAGTGCTTCCACTTTGCTAGAAGGTGGCGAAGGTGAGTCCTGCCGACCGACAACGCCTCCGCATCAAGTTCGTAAACCGCGACACAGTAAGGTGCGCTTCGTTCCACGCAGATAAATATGAAACGGTTTCGTTCCTGTCGGTTCGGCTCACCATCCTCATATCCTTCTAGATAATTCACGCCGTTTAAGTAATGGGCTGCTTGTCGAAAGTAGCCACGCTCGTACAAGTTCCTAGAAAATGCTCGGTCGCTTGCGTCTTGCGTGGTCTTGATATCTACGATCGCTCGCCCAAACTGACTGTTCGCGTCGGGTAATGCGTCGATTCTTGACTTGCATGGTACGTCAAACTCAGGGTTATGCCAAAATGCGCTAACCTCGCTGCGGGAAACGTCCAACAGATCGGACGCGGCGGGATGATTTAGCACAGACTCGCGCATCTCTAATACAGCTCTGTGCTCAACCGCTTTGAGTATCTTGTCAGCCTTGAACGACCCTAGAAGCTCTGCGCGAGCCTCCTTCACCTCTTTGGACCTACCGTCGCCCTCCGGCAGCACGGCCCACTCTTTGTCAAAGAGAAGCGGCTCCAGAATAGCACTGTGTACCGCGCTCCCCATTATCATAGGGCGCGTTGGTATGACTGGGTTAGCCAGCGCGTGTCGCAAATGCGCGGGCGATCTCGCCAGGTGACCTAACCGAGAAGCGGAAGCTCCATCGGCTTTGTGGTAGTCCTCGGCGCTCATGTGATACAAAAGAGATTCTTCCTTGGTGGCTATCATGCTTCTACGCTCCAGTTGCGGCTTACAGCCGTTAATTGTGTTGTGGCCCTAGCTCGCGAAAGGCCACGGTGAGTCCAGCTCTCCCTTCGTTCCTCATTGCGAAACAGGCTCTCGGGTAGCTGGTACGCCCGAGTCCCCATGTGGTGCGGACTAGCTTTAACAGCCCGAAGAATCCCCCGAAACAAATCCTCAGAGCTGTCGGCATCCGATAATTGCTCTTCATACAAAGCAGACAGAATCTGTTTTCGTTTCTTGGTAAGCTTTGGATGCGGCTTTTTAGGAGACAACTCATCCAGCCATATTTCCCACAACCGATCGACCTCTGGAGGTGTGTTAGTAGGTAATGGTTTAATGGTAGATGTATTGTTATTGTTCCTAGCCTGTTCCAAGTCTGTTCCAAGCCCCTTGCTAGAATAAGTAGAAAAGTCATTGTACGCAACGAAATTCACCACCTTTAAGTGTGTTCCATGCTTCGTGCGTGCCAAGACCTTAATACGGCCATCGCGTGCCAACGTATCCAGCATTCGTGATACCTGGCTGGTAGACCAAACGACCAGTTTGTTGTTGCCTGTGTAGGCGCAGTCGTCTGCAATCTGTCTCAGGCTCCGAAGGTATTCTCCCTGCCTGACGGTCACGGTGTCTTCGTTTTGGCCGTAGGTGAACGACTTTGTAGCCGAGTGATTCGCCTTCATCATTAGATAAAGGAATAAACGAACAAGGTCACTGTTCATTCGCCAAAGATCGTTGTCGATCAAACCTCTCGAGAGCAAGACAAATCCACTGCTCATGCGCTGACAATGTCTCCTTTCTCTTCCAAGAAGTCGTAGACATCCCTAACGTCATACGCCACAAGATAGGGAACGCCCGTGCGGTCGCATTCTGACTGGAATGCTACCTGGCTCTCGCGCAACTTGCCGCCCGGAGCCTTAACTTCGATAAAGAAAAAGGGGACCATAGAATCGTTGCCATTGAACACTAGGAGGTCAGGGATGCCCGGCGTCTGTCTGGTGCCTCCCTTGTCGCGACGGTAACCCTGCTCAGTCGAATACACAGAGCAACCAATCAGCTTTAAGAATTGCTGCACCTCCCGGCTAACCTTTGCTTCCGGCTTAACCCTCTTTGCCATTGTTACCCTCGGCCACCGGGTAGTCACGGTGTAATTCTTTGAGGGTCACAAGTAGGTACTCTACAGCTTGGTCGATCGCGATCCTGCTCTTGAGGACACCGTCCCTGCTCCCGTTCTGTAGGAGTGTCTCAGGGACGCGGCCCAAACGTCTGCTGACGCGCTTTAAATCGTCTTGGATCTCGCCAACTTCGTTGAACAGAAGAGGGCGCATATCCTCCACCATGCGCTCTAGCTTAGAAGGGTAGGCCATCGTCGCTCCCCTCGGCCACTGGCTGACCAGCCTTGGG